TTTTTAAAGTCACCAACTTTATTTTCAAAGTTCATTTGTTCAGGTTCGCCAGTAGACTTACGACTAATAGATAACTTAGCATCTTCTTTATATTCTTGTAAGTTCAACAGAATATTAAGTTTTCCTAAATTTGGCATACCAAATGTTCCCGCGAATTCTGGAACCGGGGTAATTAATCCACCTTCTAACACAACTGAACGATCTTCAGCTATGCCATTAAAATTTGTTTCTGTATCAGTGCCAACTATACGTACTTGGTTAATAACCCCTAATCCGTTTGTGTGACTAACTAAATCCAAAAGATGATCGCGCATATATATATTTCCTTTATAATGTGATAGTATAACAGCTTTATTTAGGCCGTACAACTATTTTGAAACTATTTTCGCCAATGTTTGGCCGCCTCGTAATGAGGTTAATATACCTGGTTTGCGTAGTTCAAGCCAAGTTTGTGGTCCTTCGTCATGCCAACAATAGTCAATTTCATAGCCTAATGTTTTAGCCAATTCAAAAATTAAACTCCCCGGAGTATAAGAGCCGTCCTTTTTATCTTCTACTAATTTTACTGCACTCCATCGATCGCAATCATTAAAAGTCATCATAAACACTCCGCCAGGTCTCAGCTTAGTGTAAATTTCTTCTAAGTATTGTTTAATTACTTCAAGTGGTCTAAAATTAAAAAAGTGACATCCTACTATCATGCCAAATTGATTATTGGGAATTTTGCCTAAAATCTCTTGGTCTAATTCTTCCTTAATAGTATATACTCGTAATCTCTGTTGATAGTGTTCATTAAATCTAGTTAACACTGGTTCAATAAATTTGTAACTAACATCTACAAGATATAATGGATCATTACTCACCATTTCATCGACAAAGTTTTCATACCCGGGTCGCAAAATCATAGCAGGATAACGCCAATCAACTGATCTCCTAATCCTAGCATAAAACAATTTAAGATTAATATCAGGTTGCCAACGTCGCCCTAGAATATGAAAAGCATCATATATGCTTTCATCATGATAAGAACTATAACTTTGCTGAAATAGAACTTTTTCTGCTTCTTCAATATCCCGCTTTAACTTTGATTGTAATGTTCCAAATTCGTTATCAAATGAATCAAATGCTTTTTTAATATCGTAATGCCGATTTACAAATTTGTTAAGATTTTCAGATGAATGTTTATCAACCAAATATAAAAATTTATCTAGTGAAGAATTGGTTTGCTCATATATTGGAGCCACTGATAATTTATCTAGTTGGTTTTTAAAAAATACTAAATCGGTTACTGTCATTTAAAACTCAAATAATGATTGAAATGTATTGTCTGTATTAGTGGCACTTGCTAGATCCCAGTCTAGTACACTTAGCAAGTTATCAATTTTTTGATCAACAATGGTAGATTCCATTAAGCTGTCGTCGAACGGCAATTCAGTAAACCATTTTGGCAACCGTTGCTCATCAGTAGGATAACCAATACTACTCCATCCTAGCGGATTTGCTTTTAGTTTACAAACAATAGTTTTCATACCATCAACAACTGCCATGCTGTAATTATCACCATTCATCCTACGCAAATTGTTCCAGTTCATTGCTGCACGAACATGCCCAGGAAGGTTAGCTTTACCTGCTGCTTCTTCTTTCTTAGTGTAGGTTGTTAGATTATTCACACGTTTAGGTGTGCCCTTCTCCCATGCTGGTCGACTTTTGAATTCGTATTTAAATTCACGTATGCGTTCAATGATTTCTTCCCGTTCTGTACCTGTTAATACTTTTTCTAAAATCTCGTACAAGAACTCTTGAACTACTTTAGGAGTATCACTACGCTTTAAGTCTAAGCCCATAGCTTTAATTTTGCCTGGATTGCCATCTACATCTAGACGTTTGCCTTCTAAATCATAAATCAATACAGCATAACGTTTCTTAGTAATAAACAAACTGTTTGATGCTACTAATTCACGCCCTGCTTTAATTAACTCGCCAGCTTCACGTGGACAATGGAATGCCTGTTCCATAAATGCAGGAAACGATTCATTGACTTGATCAGCAATACTGTCATACAATTGAATACAGATATCTCTGTTCCATTCCATTGTGCCTTTGGCAACTTCGTCTTTAACTGCGGGCCACGCAGTAAAATAACATGAGTCAGTATCGCCATATACAATAGCATCGCCCACATGGTCTTTTATACCAAATACACATTCATTGATATAACCTGCCATATGTTTAGCAATGCTTCTGCCAGACAATGTTGTTGACTGTCCAATACGTTTGTCAAAGAACCGGCAATGCGGATTTAGAATGGCACCATATAAACTATTAAGATTAATTTTCTTAACTAACTGTCGCTTATCCCAGAAAGCAATTTCCTTTGGATCGGTAGCTGCTTTTTTCTTTGCTTGAAGATCTTTACGCTCTGAATACCACCGCTCTAGTAATCCAGGAACAACACCTTTGCGCTCATATGTAACAATAGTGCCGTTTGCTGTTAACATCCACGGTTGATTACTGTTGAATATCATGTTCCACACTTCAGCAGCAGAGTGTATTGACTTGTCTCCATCTTGCCAGTCAATAGTGATTTCTGTACCACGATTTTGTTCCATAACAGCAGTATATTCTAATGATGCAAATATTCCTTCCCATGCTGCTGCGGCTGTTTTGCCTTGGCTTACGAGATCATCGAGATATCTTTCAGTCATTATAGGACGCAATTGCCCAACAACAGTTTCCATTCCCATGTTAAGCGCACGAATGGCAGAAGGATACAGACTGTTAATATCCACAGCCCCTACCCAAGGATGTATTCCTTTTTTAGGATACGCGACATACGCTCCTGCTGCTGCGGTGTCATCTTTATCTGACCTTGATTTACGATTAGGTACAACGAGTCCACGTTCATGCGCTTCGTTGATAATAGCCTGTTCAGTTACAGCCACAGCACCCATTGTAGTTGGGAGTAATACTGTATTAGCATGAGCAAGTTCATTAGACAAATCTAAAAACTTTAATTTAGTATCAAGTTTATGTAGGATCATTGTATCTTGTCTGTTATACTCAATAAACTTTTTAAAGTTTTGATTGTACAGTTGATCCAATGTTCCTTCGTATTGTGTTTTATGCTCGCCTAACTCATATTCAGCAATAGCATCTAAACTATAACTGTGTCTTTCTTCGTATGTATATTTGCGATATAATTGCATATAATCCATATGAATACGACCCACTAAGTCATATGTAGTGCTGGTAGCACCGTAACGTTCAAAGTCACGTGCTTTTGGATGTTGCCCCCATAGACAAAATCTACGTGTATCGTCTTTACTTAACACACGAGTAATACGATTTACAGTATAAGGTATATCATAACCCTCGCTGTTCCACCCTGACAACACATCAGCATCTTCAATCAAGTCTAAGAATGTTTTAAACATTTCTTCTTCATTGCTAAACACAATGGTATTTTCAAAGTCAGCAGCAATATCTATTGCTGTTTCCATGCTCATATGTTTAGGGGGAATTACCAATGTAACTAACTGTTCCATCCATTGCAGATAAACAGATATAGCTGTAACAGGATTAAATGGATCTGATGTAGGAGAGAATCCTTTTTCTTCGTGGAAGTCTACTTCAATATCGAAAAACGCCGCATGTAATGTTGGCGCATCTTTACCTTTATAGTTTTCTTCTAGACAACGAAATATAGGATTAATATCAGATTCATATAGTTGCCGGCCTTGATGCATAGCAACTTCCTTACGAAACTCTTTTGAGTTGCGTGTTGAGAAACGGGCCACAGGAGTTCCATAGATTGATTGGAACTTACCTCTGGGATCGTCATAATAGTAAATGTAATTGGCAGGATATTCTTTATAAACTCTTTTGCCATCAACTCGTTCTACTACATGGATACGATCTGAATCCCGTGAATATAATGCGTCTACGTAACTCATATACTTTTCCTGCGTGGCTTATGGTCCACATACCATTCTTCATGTTCGTAAGTGAACGACTCTTAATGCCACACTCTATATTAGAGTGTTTTTCCAACTTGTGTTAAAATAGTTTCTAACAAACTGTGGTCCTGCTGTTCTTTACCAAACTCAGCTTTATGTGCTAAACGAATTGCTTTTTTAAGAATACCTGGTTTGATTTCTAATTCTTCTGCTACTGCTTTCACAGTATCGTTTAATCCGCCGGTAAGTGTTTCGATTTCCATCATAACGCTCATACCTTCGTTAATCATTTGTTCGAGTTTTTTAGTTTGCTCGCCTGAAAAAGTTCTATCTGACATTTAAGTCTCCTTTAGTGTTACATTATAAAATAATATTTGGTATAATCCAAATGGTTTGGCTATTGTTAATCGAAATTAAACAAGTTACTGCGCGGATCGCCTGACTCATCCGGCAATAAATTACTTCCTCGAGTTCTATAATATGTTTCATTATAGCTGTGTAATACTTCTACTATTTCCACTGTCGGTATCTTAAGCATCTTGTAAATTTCATCAGTACAAAACGTACTTTGTGCCTGTGTAAAATCACTATGCTTAATCAAGCCCTTAGCTTCTAATTCTTTATAAAAGTTATTTTTTGGAACTGTTGCAATTTTTTCACGTTCAGCCAATTGACATAATAGTTTGCGTATATCGTCATTACGTTTGATTAATTGTTGTTGTATAGGTTCAACTACTCCAGTCCCATATACTTCTTTAAGTACATCTGCAACTTCACTTTCATCTACAATAATAGCGTAGTCTTTGTGTGCATGACTCCAATCATTCTTTTTAAGTAAAATAGTTGGGCAAGTATGCGCTGTTTCTAATGCACCTAACCCAAATGTTTCACTTACAGCAGGATGATATGCTGCACCTAAACTTTGAATAATTCTTGTTTTTTCAAGTCCAGTAACGCCAATGTGTATTTTGTATTCAATACCTTCTTTCTTAAATCTTTCCTCAAATTTCTTGGCGCTTGCACTAGATGGTACTAATACTACACCTGGTAATCCTGATGCTTTTAATGCGTTGATGTATGCTTCGGGATTCTTGCGTGGTTCCCATGGCCCAACAAATCCAACACCCCAACGTTCTGTGGGTAGTGTAGTGAAATCAAGTAATTCTTGTTCAGGGACCAATGGAGGTACTATCAAACATTCTTTTGTTTTGTTAGTGTATTGTGCTTGAGATTTTGATTGCACCCATTCACTTTGACAAGCTAGTAAGACGTCTGGTAAATTACATAATGCTCTGTAATGATCAGTTACTCCAGGAGAAAATATATCATGTAATACTTTAACTCCGGCTTCTGATTCGTGATGTGTGGCATGTAAAACGGTACAATATTTGTGTACACCAATGCCAGTCACAGCATCTAATGCTTCGCCAACGTTGGTAATAATCATGTCGTAAGTATGCTTACTTAATGCCTTTACCAGTGCGTTTCGGAAGTTTAGTGATAATGCAGTATCAAATGGTTTTGAAAATGAACTTAGCTCTTTGTAAATTCGATCTTCGACAAAGTTATCTGGTTGTATCCATTGTACTTTGCCTATATACGTATTAAATAACCCGTTGTCTCTAACGGCATCATCTGATATAACGTCAATGTGGTACCCTGCATTTAAAGCCCAATCAATGATGCTTTTGGCATAGGCACCAACCCCACGGTATACAAAGTTGTTTCGAGCAACCAGTACACCAATTCTTTTAGTCTGTTTTAGTGTCATGTACTATTATATTATATTGCTGACTGTAATGCGAGTGTTATGGCAATATTAAGTAGGCGCGTAAGGATTACGTTTATAATCGCTATCGTCGCCTTCTTCTTGTTCGGGATATACTGGATACATTTTAATGCGCTTCCCAATTGTAATCAACGTCTACTACCACTTGATTTTTGTCAGCGTAATATTTAGTTACATCAAATTTTTCATCTTTAATCTTAATACGTTTACTAGTGCCATCATCAAAATAAGCTGTCCAAATATAATATTGTCCGGGTTTTAAATCTGATTTATCTTCATTTAATAAACTATTATATACACGTTTGGCATCTTCGTATACCGCAGGATTACCAATTACATTATATCCAGCAGTCATAGC